CATTCCTGTGGCGTTCGCTCTCCATGCCGCGTCCGTGCTTGTGTTCACGGTGTTGATAAGTGCGGTGTCGTTGAATATTTGGCTGTTGGTGCTGTTGATGAAACTGAGAGGGTTGGTGCTGATGGGGTAGTACCGCAGGTCTGCGCCGCTCTGATTCCAGCTCGTATTGTCTCCTACTCCTCCGTTGTTCAGGTCTACCGCACAGTCCATCGCGCTCCCGTTCCACCAGGAATAGTTGCCTCTAGTACAGGTTATCCAGGTGCTAGCGTTCTTCGTGAAGTTTCCCAGGTTGAACGCGGTCTGGTTGACCGACCTGCAAACCGAGTAGTTCCCCGCGTATTGCACCATGTAGTAGTTGTCTCCGCTGCAAGCCGCTAGTGGGTTTGTGAGGTAGAGGTTCTGCGAGACGGTGAGGTTGTTTAGTATGGCGTCGCTGTTGTTCGTGATTCCCGCGACGCCCGAAGGCGCTCCGCAGAGGGGCGTTCCGTTCGGGCTCGTCCCGTTCCAGAACTGTCCTGCCGGGCAGTTACCCTGCCTCGCTACCGTGCTGTTCTGCGTGCAGTAAGAATAGAGCGCGTTGAGCGCGCTGAAGTTCCCAATCGTGTCCACTTGGGTCTTGTTGTAGAACTCTGCCCTAGCATAGCTCTGGTTCCAACTCCTGTTGTCGAGGCTGCCGTTCGATACTAGGTAGTATCTCCCGTCGGCGTATGTCTCGTTCCAAGAGCTGTTATCTGAAACCTTACTGTTGATGAGGGTTGCCTGGTTGGTCGCGTTCGTCCAGAGGTTTGAGATGTTCGTCCTCGCGTCGTCCAATAGGACGCGCATGGCTGTAGCGTTCGCCCGCCAAGCGGCGTCCGTGCTCGTGTTGACCGTATTGATGAGCGTAGTCTCGTTGTAGAGCTGGCTGTTCGTGCTGTTGATGAATCCGAGTGGGTTCGTACTGATTGGATAGTATAGTCCGTTGGCTTTGCTCTCGTTCCAGCTCGTGTTGTCTCCTGCTCCGGTGCTGACGCAGGTGATTTTGCCTCCGTCCCAGAAGGCGACCTGCGTTCCTGCACTGCAGCTTGCTGCTGGCCAGGCGCTCACGTTCTTCGACCAGTTGCCCACAGTGTCAGCTTGTGTCTTTGAGTAGTAGCCACTCTTGTCCTGACTCCAGTTGCCGAAGCTGTCGTTCACCTTGGTATAGGTAAGGTTTTGTCCTACTGCTCCAGCGATTCCCGAGGTAAAGTTCCCGTTGGCAGCGTCCATCGCCGCGCAGACGGCTTGCGTGGTCTTGGTGTTGAGTAGTGTTGCTTGGTCGCTTGCGTTCGTCCAGAGGTTCGAAATGTTCGTTCTGGCATCATCGACGAGTGTGCGCATACCTGTTGCATTCGCTCTCCAGGTTGCGTCGGTGCTTGTGTTCACCGTGTTGATGAGTGTGGTATCATTGAAGAGCTGGCTATTCGTTCTGTTGATGAACCCGAGTGGGTTGGTGCTGATGGGGTAATAGCGTAGGTCTGCTCCGCTTTGGTTCCAGCTCGTGTTGTCTGAACCTGAGCCTATGAGTGCGAAGAGTGTGCGTGCGTAGCTCTCGTTCCAGCTCGTGTTGTCTCCCGCCCCCGTGGTGACGCACGTTATCTTTCCTCCGTCCCAAAATGCTACCTGCGTTCCCGCGCTACAGCTCGCCGCTGGCCAGGCGCTCACGTTCTTGCTCCAGTTCCCTAGGGTGTCTACCTGCGTCTTGTTGTAGAACATGGCCTGCGCGTAACTCTGGTTCCAAGAAGCATTGTCACCCGTGCCCCCTGGCAGCGTGGTGATGTTGTAGTATCCCGCGGGATTCAGGGTATAGTTCCCGTTCGCCGCGTCCATGGCTGCGCAGACGGCCTGCGTGGTCTTCGTGTTGAGCAACGTTGCCTGGTCTGAGGCGTTCTGCCAAATGCTCGCGTTATTCGCGCTGAAGTTACCGTTCACTACGTCCTGGCTGTTCACATAGGTCTTTTGCGCGTACGTTCCGCTATCCGCGCTCCAGTTTCCCAAGCTGTTCATCTTGGTTTCTAACCGGCTGTCGTTGCTGAATGCGTTCGTGATGTTGGTGAGTGCGCTGTTGATGCTCGCCCACAGTGATGCGTTGTTCGCTGAGAAGTTACCGTTGACGGCGTCCTGGCTGTTCGCGTATGCCTTGGTCGCGTAGTTCGCGCTGTCAGCCGACCAGTTGCCGAGGCTGTTCATCTTCGTCTCTAGCCTGCTGTCGTTCGTGTAGCAAGCGTTTATGCCGGCCCACAGGCTTGCGTTGTTGGAAGAGAAGTTTCCGTTCACGGCATCTTGGCTGTTGACGTAGGTGAAGTTCGCGTAGAGGCTGTTCGCCCGCGTCTCGTTCCAACTGCTGTTTCCTCCTCCTCCGATTGGCGCGTAGAGTGTGTTCGCGTAGCTCTGGTTCCAGCTAGCGTTTCCGGTTCCCGCTGAGCAAACCGCGTTGCTCGCCGTGCAAACCTGGCTGTTCGCCACGAATGCCGTGCCCGTCCAGTTCAGCAATCCCTTACCAGTCATGTTCGTTACGTTGAATATGTTGTATCTCCCTTCCATGTCGATGTCTGCCTTCGGCTTGAAGACCGAGACGTTCGCCGCGAACACCGCGGGGAACAAGAGCAGGCACAGCAAGAGAAGGGCTTTCAGTTCCATAGCATCACCACGTCCGTGTCGTCCAATGGAACGTGCAGTGTGAGCGTGTCGTTCGAGATGGTCGTCGTCGAGATGCTGTAGTCGATGTTGGGGTCGAGCACCCGGTATCCTAGTACGATGATGCTGTTGTTCCTGATGGCATACGTCATCTTCTTGGTCCTCTCTGCGTCACCGTTCGCACCGGTGAACTCCGCGCCAACATACCGATATCGTATCTGTGGCGTTCCTGCCTGTCCGTTCGTCACCACCGTCACCGTACTCACTGCCGGCGTCACAGTCACCGTCTCGCTATCGCTCGTGACCGTCAAGGTACTCTGTGCTGGCGTGATGGTGACTGTTGGCGTGCTCATCTCGTGACCGCCGGTATCAGATACACGAACCCCTCAAGCAACCGGGTCTTCGCTCCTGAGGGAGTGTTCGTCATCAGGAGGTCCCAAACCCCCCTCTTGAAGCTGAAGCTCGTGGTCTGCGTCGCCGTGAGCGTCACCGTGAGCTTGCCGTTCACAGGGTCGTTGAACACGATGCCTGCCGCGGGGGAACTCGTGAGTGAAATGAGTGCTGTCGTCTGGTCGTAGAAGTCCCTTATCTGCAATGCCGCGGTGTAGTTCGTGATGTCCACCGCTGCGCCGTTCGCGTCCTTCCACTCAGCCTCCCAACTACTGTCCGCTCCCGGCTCTACCGTCCAGGGGTTCTCGTCCCATCGTCCCGCGGTCATTCAGCCCCTCACCAGGTGAAACAACAGGGTGCTCAACACGGCGAGGGCAAGCGTTATTGCCACTCCCGCGGCCCACTTCCCGAGCTCTGCGCTTCCCGTGAGTCGCTCGTGCTGCTCGGCGTTCTCCTTGATGTGAACCTCGAGTGTCCCCTTGAGTTCCTGAATCTCCTTGTAGATGTCGTTGTTCGTAATCTTCTTGAACGTTGCTCCATTGCTCATGCTGACTCCTCCTGCACGTATAAGATTCTGCTCCTGCAATTCACGTGCCCCGGGGGGGCCATGAAGTTCTCCCCGTCATAGACGAATGGCTCGTTCAGCGGTATCGGCTTGTGCCTCACGAGCGTCTTGCATATCGTCGTCTGCGGGCTCGGGTTGTACCACTGCTTCTTCAGCTTCAATCCTGATTGCTTTGCCGCCTCGAATCCGCCAACGTTATACGCTCGGTGGCTCTCAGTCCTCGCTATGGCCCTGGCCCGAACGTAGTTCACCTCGAAGACGCTCTTGACTCTCTCAGCGAGTTGTCGCTCGTTCTCGCCATGCATTATCCCCTGCACCAACTCCTTCCTCAATCCTTCGGCCAGGCTCTCGTTCATGCCCTTCACGTTGTCGAAAGTGTACTGGCTCAAGAACTGAATCGTGTAAGGGTTCGGCACGGGGTTCATGCTCATCTTGATAGAATGGTCTGTGTCGTCCATCCCCTGGTTGTAGCTCCTCCTGATGAGAACTTCTACTGCGAGCCGCAACCTGTTCGGGTCGAATATTCGCTGTATCGCCTTGACGATGTCGTCCAGGCGGTTCTTGTGTTCAAGCGCCCGCTCCATCGTCCCCTCCTGGAGCAAACACCTTGAGCAGCTTCTCTACCTCCCTCGCGCTCTGCGTGAAGTAGTCGTCGAGCCCTTCCAGGTGCTCGTCCTTCTTCGGCAACGCCTTCGCTTCCTGCCCGCCGAACGGCTGCGCTGCGCTCGCGCGGAGCTTGAGGTCTTCTTGCTCTCTCGCTCGCTGTTCCTCTTTTCCCTTCCTGAGCGCTTCTAGGTCGACTCCAAGTTCCTCAGCGACCATTTCTGAGGTCATCACTCCGCTGTCAATCTTCATCTTGTAGAGCTGCATCAACAAGATGTCCTGGTTGATGTCCTCGAACTGGAATCGAAACTCGTAATTCCCCAAAGGGTCTAGCTCGGGCATCAAGCACATGTTTATCTTGTACTCAATCTCGTTCAACAACGGAGTAACTGCCTTCCTCCTGAAGACGGCCCCTTGGTTTTGGTCAGTTGCCTTGTTGCTGTCCTCGGTGAATCCCATCTCCGAGGGCGTAACTCCAAAGCAGGCCATGGCTATCTTCCAGAACCACGACTGCTGCGCCAATACCTCCATGTCCTTACTCGTCAACGTGAAAGGAGTGAACTTTGCCTCAACGTTCGTGATTGGTACCTGGAAGAACTTCTTCCTCGTGTTGTCAAAGATGTCCTTCTCCCGGAATCCTGCCTCCATGCGCTCCCTGGTCGCCCTGATGTCGTCCTTGTTCGCACCGATAATCTGTAGCATGCCGTCGGGCATGTTGTTGTTCAGGTAGAAGTCGAGGTTGTAGCCGGCACCATAGAGTAGGGTGTAGAGCACGTCGCCCAACACTTCAAGCGGGCTTCTCCCGTAGACGTTGTTCGTCTGCGGGTTGCACTCGAACCAGATTACCTCTCGCTTCCCGAACGGTATCGGTATGCCCGCCGCGCTCCAACCGTACTGGTAATATGCTGATTGGTTGGCTACCTTCTTGATGTCCTCTGCCGTCGTCAGGTAGTTGATGAAGACGTACTGCCCTGTCTCGGGGTTGAACTGGAAGTAGTACCCTGGAATGATGTCTGCCCGGTCACCGAAGTAACCGTGAACGTCCGGGTTCTTCACGAACGTTCCTCCGTCCCGAACCATGACCTGCTTGAATGTTCCCTGGGCGTCGAACGCCTTAATCCAAACACCGCTGTCTAGCTCCAAGATGTCCTTTACCGCTGCCCTGATGAGGTAGCTGAAGCTCTCGCTGTTCCCGTTCGGGTTCTTGAAGAACTCCCTGATGTTCTGCGTCTCGCTCTCGTTCTCGGTACGTCCTTCCTTCACCACAATGTCCCACGGGGTACTTGAAACCTCGAATTGCAGTGTAGAAACGATGCTGTGAATGTAAGCGTTCTTCCCGAGCTTCCTGAGCAAGAGGATGTTCTGCGGCCTCGGAAAACCGAAAGGGGGCTTGTAGATGTTCTCTGGAACGAACCCCTTGATGAGGCTGCCCTCGAACTGCTGACCCCCTGGGTCAACCGTGCTCGCCCAATCTTGGACCGGCTTGGCCTTGACAAAGTAGTCTTTGAATGACTGTACGACGCCCATGGGAACAAGTACCCTGCGCGATTATTCTTTTTAAAAGTTTTCAAAACGTTGCAAAGTCAATGATGAAACTGCTTCTCGTCGCTGCCTCGAGCGCAAAACCCAATGCCATAGGGATATCCGGGTGGACGCCGAGCTCCACGAGCTTGCCTTCTTCCTGTGCCCAACTCACACACTCGTTCAACAACTGCTCTGCCTTCCTCTTTGCCTCGTCGCTCTTGAACGGTATCACGATGTCGTTGTTCTCGAACGTCGTCGCGAGCCGCAACACAAGGTTCCTCTTCGACACCGCGATAGTCCCGGTCATATCCGGCTTGAGCTTGTCCTTCTCGTCCACCGTCCCGGTCCTGAACAGCTTGATAGGCAACCCCATCCTCCTAACCTCCTTGGTAAGCGCCATGATACTGTTCTCCTCGAGACCTATCATGTCGAAACGATAGCTGCTGTGCAATTCCCTCACGTGCTCAAGCTGCTCGCTGCCTCCCATACCCTGCCGCCGCTCGTAGTCCAACAGGTAGAACTTTCCGTCGTGCCGCCCGATGATTAAGAAGATGCTCCAGTCAGCGGTCACCCTGTCGCTGAACGCGAAGTCGACCCCTAGGAATACCTCTTGGAAGTAGCTCCTGTGCCGGCAAAGGTCTGTCCCGTTATCAAAGCACTGCCGGACCCAGGCGTTCTTGATGAGGCTCACGCTGTCATCTATCGGGTTGAGCATGTACTCCGCCTCGAACTTTATGCTCCCGATGTCCCGCTTGACCTCCATGAGCCCCTGCCAGGTGAACCGTCCCGGGCTGAGCAGCGTCTTCATCTCAGGGTCGATGATTGCAGGCAGCTTGACCTTGTTCCAGCCATTGTCTTCTCTCGCCAATCGGCTGTTGATGTCTGTCACTCTTATTGGCGTGCCGTCCACGGTGATGATGGCGGTCTTCGTCGTGGTCTGCGGAAGTAGCGCGCCAGTAAAGAACCCCCACGTCTCGTCGTCAGACAAGGTGCTGCTCTCCGTCGTGAGGTCGTCGCAAACCACCCTGTCAAGGTGGAGTCCTCGCTTCATCTTTATGGCCCGCGCGTAGATGGTGCTACCGTTCTCTAACACTATCTTGTCGCTGTTCCAGCGCTCCTGGTCGCTCGTGCTCGGAATCCACTCTTGCAAGAAGTCACTATACACTAGGTAGTGCTTGAGCCTGTCGAACAACTCGTCAGTCGTCTTTCCGTCGCTGCTCACGATGAGTTGCTGGAGTATCTGCTTCCGTTGGCCGTGCTCCTTCTCGTAGTGCGGGTTGTTGGGCTGCGTGATAGCAAAATAGAGTGTCATCCAAACCGCTATGAGCTCGCTCTTGCTGTGCCCGCGGCTCACCAAGGCAATCGTCTTCCTGTGCAGCCAGCAATCCTCGTAGAGTCTCCGGTAGTATGGCTCCTCCACGAAGGGCATCTGCATCAACGGGGCGACGAACTCCCTGATGAACCCGATGAAGTTCTCGTAGGAGGGGGCCGCATAACGCATGACCCTCGCGTATGTCGAGCGCTTCATTCCAGCTTGAGGTGGTTACCTACCGCGTCCCTGATTCTCTTGTCCTGACCGTTGACTTCCTTCAAGTCCTTGAGCAAGCTGTCTCGCTGCTGCATCGCCTTGTCACGCTCTTGCAGCCTACCTATGTTCTGCAATACCTTCCTGGTGTGCTCCATCTCCTCGCGCTCCTCCGCGGTGAGTTCGTTCGCCAGGTGCTCTGTGCTCTCAATGACCTTGTTCGCCTGCGTGAGCCCGGAATGCAAGCTCAATCGCTGCTTCTTGAGCTCTCCAAGGATGTGCTTTATCCCCTCCTCTGAGTAGTCCTGCGTGTTCCTGATGACGAGGGTGCCCGCCTTGAAGTCATCGAACCTGATGTCGTCGTCTATCCTGATGTTCCTCCTGAGCGTCTTCTTTCTGGCGTCGTACTCAATCTGTTCTTGCTGTGTCATGTGTTCCCCCCCTAGTCTGTGCAAGTCGATTGCGTGACTTCTTCGCAGACCCGTCTCGTGTTGTCTTCGCATACGTTCTCCCAATGCGCGGTGCCGAACCAGCAGAACTGCCGCTGCTCGTAGTGGCAAACCCTGGGCTCGCAGGTCTGTTTCTCAATGGTACTGCATCCGTCCTTGTTCTTCTTACACTCACCGTAGTGGTTTCCCTCGTTCTCGTGCTTGTTGTCGCAAACACACTTGGCAGTGGTGTTGCACACTGGTGGGTTGCAGACCTGCAGGGTATAGTTCGTGCATACCGGCGGGTCCCAACGAAGTTCTTGGTGGCACTGGTGGCTCGTCACGTTCCTACAATCCTCGATGGTCGTCTCAGTGCAGTCCTGCGTGTCGTTCGCCGGAGCCGTATCGTTCCCTGGAGTCTCGTTCACCGGCGGGTCGTTGGCGCCTTGGCCGGGGGGGAAGAAACCCCCCTGGCTCAAGGCGTCGCGAACCTTGTTCTGCAATGCCCTGCGCACCCGCGGAACGTAGCAAACGCTCGAGCCGTCGCTCCGGTGCCCTTGTATCCCTTTGACGGTCCCGCCCCACCATAGCGTGATGTCGCAGGTGGCGCCGTATGCTGGCGCCCAATGCGGTACGTTGCTCGGCTTGTCGTTCGCGTGCGCCGTAACTACCTGTTCTTCTGCCATTGCTACCGGCAGCGCTGCCAGTAGCAAGAGCAGCAACAATGTCTTCTGGTTCATGGTTTCCTCCTCCGAATGTTTCGTTCGATGTTGTATATCGTCCTGAGCCCCCAACCAAAGAATGCCCCGTAAAGGAATCCCCAAAGCAACAAGAGCATCTTGATGTTGTTCTCGGCTGATGTCATCTTCTCAATCCTCCCTAGTAGTTGAAACGGCAATTCTTCGTGAGCACGGCGTTGCCGTCGCGCGCCGTCTCCTTGTTGTACTGCTGGCAGAACAATGGCTTCTTGTCAGGGTGGAGCTTGCACTTGTTATCCTTCGTCAGTGCCTCGCAGCGAGCGTACACCAGAATCCTGCCCTTCTCCTGCACGTACCTGAACAGCAGGAAGCTCACGGTGTCGCCTTCCACCTTGCAGCCGTGCAGTCGGTTGTAGAACTGCATGTCTTTGTCCGGCTGCTTCCACTGCACCAGCATCCCCGGGTGTACCCTGCGCGGAGGCTCAAGCATAAAGAACATCCTGTTGCAGCACTCCCCCTTGCAGATGGGGAGCCAAGGAACGCAATCTTCACAGGTAGCCGCCAGCTCCTTGAGTTCTATCATCAAACTCCATTCCTCCGCAGGTACTTGTCAAGCCAGCCCTCGTATGCCTCAGGAATGTCCGTGTCAGCGCTGAGCGTGCGCAACCGCGCAAGGTAATCCTCGTAGCGCCCGAGGTAGAACTCTCTTGTCCTCTCGTCGTTCCTGGCCTGCTCCAAGCTCCACTGTAAACCCTCAAGGCCGTTCATTGCCCTTGCGATATCATCGAGGCGCCGCAAACTACTCTCCAAGTCATCCTTTTCTCGCATGTTCTAGCCTCCTTTCTCAATATCTCGGTCACTTGTCTCGGCATAATCTTCCAACGAAGCATTCTCCAGGCTCTGCCGCCAGGCGTGCTCGTTCTTGGGCTTCCTGGGCCTCGTAGCCGCTTTCATGTAGCACCATAACCACCGAACTTCTTCTCTGCCTTCTCACCCACGCCCGTCTCCACCAACAAGACCTTGCCCTTCGCTGAGTCCACGAGTTGCACCGAGAGAACAACCTCCGCGCTGCTCGCGACGATGAGCGCCCGGAGCTCTTCCATGCTTACCTGGTACGTCGTCTTCCGAATGACCGTTTCTACCATACACCGCCTCCTCAAAAAACCTGTTGTTATCGGCCTTGAACCGCGTCTTCCTACCGCAAGTAACGCACACGGCAATCAAGCTCGCCCTACTAAGCTTCAACCTCCATATGCCTCTCCGGTGGCTCCGCGGGCCCCTAGCGAGCCCGCAACTAGCGCACTGTAGGAGCATCCACTTTGGCTCCAATCTGCGCCTCCGCCATCACCTTGGCAATCAACTCCTCGTGACCCTCTGCGCGCAATACACGAACGATGCGCTGCAACAACTCTGCGTCGCCGGCATTGTGGTGCGTGATATCAGTCACGTTCCGGTTGTACTGCACCTTACCGTACTGCCTGTCGTAAAGCTCCAAGACGGTCATCGTGAGTGCCTGGTAGTCCTTGCTCGTGTCCCTGCCCCGTTTTTCCTTCCCGAGTATCTGCGCTAGGCTGCGCGCGAGCAAGACCTCTACTCCCCGTAGGAACTCGCTTCTGTCGGTGCTCCCGAAGAAAGCGAAGTTCTGCTTCAGTCGCAACACCATGTCTGGAACGGTCACTCCTGCTGCCCTGGCGGTGTCGCTCGGCAGTATTGCCTTTACGGTGTCGGGGTTCTTGGCGTACTTGCCGCTCTTTAGGCCGTTGAACCTTGCCGCTCTTGCTTTTCGCTCGCTTTTTACTCTGCCGCCCATTGCTCCTGGTGGTGTTGGTACTCCGTTGAGTGGGCTGACCGGTCTTTCCGGTTGGTTTCCGGGTTGGGCGTTCTTCATTCGTACTCCTCGTACTTGTAGTATAATTCCCCTGTCTTTTCGTCCCTCGCCGGGTGTAGTCCTTTGAAGAATATGCTTGGGTTCATCTCTGTCTTGGTCTTCCATGCTCGCTCCATGTATGTTCGTAGGCTGAAAGCGTTCCTGATGAGTACCTGCTTCCTGGTCTGCGTGTTCCACATGTGCTGCACTCCCTTGATGTTCATGTAATCGTCGTCTCCGAGGTCGCTCCATCTCGCTTCCCCGCGTTCTTTTGCCAGGAACAACACCTTGTTGAAGCAATGGAGCTTGCTCTCGAACGCCGGGTCTTCTTTCCCGTTCAACCCGCAGCACGCCGGCCCGTCGCTCATGCTCCGGAGGTCGTTCTCCGCGCTGTAGAACTCCAATCCTCTCTCGTGTGCCTTTTTCTTGATGTCCCGCATGATTCTGAGCTTGTATTCTACCGAATACTCGTGGTCTTGCTTCTTTCCTGCGCCACCCGTCTTGAGGTCGCGCAACACGTCTCTGCCAACGATGTCGCTCAGAACCCTGAATTGGTTGATGATGCTCTGCGTCTTCATCTTGGAAACCTTCAGGAACTCTACCGTTACCGCGTCAGCGCCTGCTTCCTTGATGGCGTATAGGTAACGCTCGATTTCTCCCTGCTCGAACAGGTAAGGAATGAAGGGTTGTAATCGGACCACCAGTTTTTGAACGCTCCCTTTGAGAACCTTCATCGCGAGCAACCGTTCGCTCGGGAGCGGCGCGCCGCGTTCTATGCGATGCGCGATGTCGTCCTTGATGCTGATGAGGCTCACCTGTAAGATATACTTCCCCTTCCTGAACAGTTCTGCGTACTGCACCGGGGGGTTCTTCGTGCTAATGATAGCGGGATAATTGAATCGGTTGAGCAACTCCAAGGTCTTCTTTCCGTTCTCCAAGCGGGCCTCGATGTTCTTTGGGAAAGGGTCGAACATTCCCCCTATGTGCAACGGCTGTCTGAGCTTGAACATCTCGTTCAATAGCTGCGTGCTCGGCCCTATGCTCTCAGCCTTCTTTCCTGACAAGAATCGTTCGAGCTGCTCTAGGTCTACTCCCGCGTCAACGCTCCCGAACGCCTTCTCCTTCAGGCTCTCGTTCGTGTAGTATTGCCCCTGTGCGAAGCAATAGACGCAGCTGTGCGGGCAACCCCTGTAGAGGTCCAAGCTGAAAGCGTATGGGCAGAAGTAGAACTGACTCGTCAACTTGAGGTTGAAGAAGTCCTGTTTGGGCTTGAGCTCCATCAATCGTTCCTCCGCATCAGCTCAATCAGCGCTGCTTCTAGCCGCCTCGTCTTCCTTGCGAGCCCGCTGAAGACCTGGAGGGTTTCCTTGAACTTGTATTGGTTCTCCTCTGTCATGCCCTCAAAGAGCGTCTTGTACTTGTCCAGCCGCTTCGCCTTGATGAACTTCTCGAAGGTCTGGTACTCGTCGGCTGTCATGAACAACTCCTCGATGAACACCGGGGTCTTTCCGGCTCGGAAGCTCGTGTCCAACAGGCTATAGTCCCCTGCGCTCTCCGCGATGTAACCGGCAAGCTCCTGTTCGGTGAACCCGGTGAACTCCTCCAAGCTCACGTCCGTGTTCGTGATGTCGCGTAGGAGGTCGCGCAACAATGCCTCGTCCCAATTACCGCCTATTCTGTTCAGGCTCACCACGAGGGCATTCTTCTCGGTCCTGGAAAGCCCCTTCAATCGCACGCAAGGAAGCTTCTCCCAGGAGAGTTCTGTCGCTGCCTTGAGCCGCTGATTTCCTCCTAAGACGACGTTTTCTTCATCGATGATGAGGGGGTCGACGCAACCGAATCGCTGGAGGTTCTTCTTGAGCTGTTCTAGCTCGTCCTTCCGCATGAATCGCGGGTTTCCCTCGTAGAATGAAAGGTCTTTGATGGGAATCTCCTCGACGTTCATCCGTTCCTCCGCTCAAGAGTTCTTCTCTAGCAAGTATCCCTTTTCTTCCAGCTTGTCCGCGCAGTCCTCGCACAGGCTCTCGTTCACGCACACCACAGAGAACAGTTTGCCGTTCTTGACTTTCCTCGTCCAGAACTGTGCTGGCTGACCGCACTGCCAGCACTTGTTATTCGTTGTCATCGCAGCTGTCATCGTCACTCGCGCGTGCTCTCCTTGTGAGCTCTCTCTTATATAGGTATCGGGTCTGCCGGTTGGAGCGTTCGCGCGCACAATGAGCAGCGCCGCTTCCTTCCTGGTGTGAAGGCATACAATAGCCCGCAGCAAACTTGGAACTTCGTGGTTGGTTGTACTTCCATTGATGTGACCGTCCCGAGTCGAACGGGTGTGGTGCCTTCCTTGCGGGGTTGTTGCGAGCCTCCCCGTCAAGGGCGCGAAGCGTATTGGGCAAGGAGGCGAAACCTGAGAGCGAAGTTCTTCTCTCTCCTGTTGTCGCAGAACCCTTCGCGCTGTCGCCCGCTTCCTCCGAGGAAGCAGTAATCCACGGTCACGTTGCTCATTCTTCTCCTGGCCGGAACGCTTGTATAAATTTCTTCCGTTGCCGTTCTATGCTGTCGGTGCTCGCGTCGAACGCGCTGATGGCGTCCAACAACTCGATGATGTCTTCTCCTTTGCTGAACGCGCTCACGGGTAGGGCGCTCAATGGATAGTCCTTCTTGAGGAATTTTCCGATGTCCTCGGTGCAAAGAACCTCGATGACCACTGCCCAATCTGTGATGACGACGTCTGCCCTGCCGCCTCCCCGGAATGTCGCCTCTGTGTAGAAACCTAGTCCTCTTTCCCAACAGTAATTGGCTATCCAGAACTTGCATATCTTGTGGTGTATCGTCTCTGCTCCTCCGCTGCTGCACTTGAGCGTGTTCTTGTACCCCTTCAAGAGCTGTCCTGCAGTGATTCGTTGATTGCGCATCCGCTCGAGCGCCTTCATCAGAGTGCCCTCACGACGAGGTCGTTCAATCCCCTGTTCGGGAAGTGCGCGCCCTTGTGATTCGTCTCGTGTCCTTCCAGCCCGCAACACATACAGCCTTCTGGTTTCTTCCTCTTGTTGTTCGTGAGGTTCGACCTCTCCCGGTACATGTTGATGAGCGCGTCGTAGTCAACGTTTCTCGCAGACATGCTCCTTCGTAGGCTACCGACGAGTTCCCTGAGTTCGTGCCGGTAAGCTACTCTCCGCTCCTCTGATAGCTGAGAGTGTTTCAGCATCCCTCGAATCCTCGCTACGCTGCGCGCCTTGGTCCTCTCGTCCCCTGTGTACTCCCACTTCCTCACATTCAGTCTCCTGTGTGACATCAATACCACGCTCCCACAAATAGAGTTCTACCGCCTTGGTGTGAGAACAATAGGGCGCGGTCTTGTCTGCTGTGCTCATCACGCAACCCCAATGCTTCTCCTTGTCTAAGCTGTTGCACTCAAAGAATTGCAGGCCGTGTTGGAGCCTCAACCAAACGTCGGTCCAGGCGCCCGTTCGCTGTCTCACGAGAAAGTGCCTGTACGTCCTCGTGCTGTCCTGTGCTGGAATCACCTCTTTTCTCCTGACGATGGTCTTCGCTCGCAACACGGTCTGCAAGTCCACCTACTTCTCCCCCTTCGTGGCTTCCTTGAGCGTCGACTGCGTCCGCTCAATGGTGATTTTGACGGGGTCGTCGGGGTTGAACCCGTCCGTGAGGCCCCGGGCTCCCTGGATGATGACGTTCAGGTCGTCCGTGTTTCGTATCACGAGTTTTCCCCTGTCAGTGTCCTGGTCCTTCTTGTGTCGCTCCAGGTTCTCCACTGTGCGCACGGTCCCCTCGTATACCAATTTGTTCATGGTTCATCCTCCGGCGGAAGGGCTTCGTCAGAAGTCCTGTTCACCCAACTCTCGAATGACTCGGCAATCGCCAAGAGAACGTCGAGGGGCTTCTTGTCCCCGAGCCCATCAGCGAACGCCTGCGTCTTGCTGAACTCCATCGCGCACTTCAAGGCCGTCTGTCTGATGATGCTCCGGTCCTTGTCTGATTGCTGTCCCGGCGCTGCCTGCTGCGCGACCATCACGCTCCTGACCGCCGTGAAGGGCCTGCCGTTGTACTCTCCCTTCTCGATGGTGCACTTGACCCTGCTCCCGATGGTGATGGGCTTGAACGCTTCGTGCATGAGCCCTCTCGCCCTGGCCGCTGTGCCTTCGACCTTCACGTCGTAGTATTTGTTTCCCTGCCACTCCTTCTCTTGCTTTTCCTGCAAGGTTCCTTCCAACACTTCTGTCGTCATGGTTTCGCCTCCCTACTCTAGCTCTAGTGCCTTGAGCAGCAACTCGATGCTCTTGAGTTCCCGCTTGAGGTAGTCTATCTCGATGATAGTCGTGCTCTTGGTGGCCTCGTTCTTTCGCTCGTGCTCCAAGAGTTCCCGGTATGCCTCGTTGCCCGCGAGGTAGTCGTGGACTGCTGCTTCTCTCGTCTCTGCGTTCGTATAACGTCGCTTCCCATCCTCTCCCGTCTCGGTGCTGACCTGCTGCGTCGTGTTCATCTCCAGCCGCTTCTTATCGCGGCGTAGCTCATTGATGGTCTGTTCCACGCTCCGGAGCTTCAGTTCCTCGTCCTTTATCTCCGATGGTAGCTTGCCTATTCTCTCCTTGACGTCTGAAAGGTCCATGTGTCCTCCCTAATCTGCCCGCTGTATGCCGCCTCTCCCGAAGTAACGGATGTGCCCTTGCTTCTCAAGTATCTTGAGGGGGTAATAGAGCAAGGGGAAGTAATAGAGCGCCCGGTACCGTCCTCCGTTGAAGGCGTTCGCCATCACGTCGAACGACAATCCTTCCTTCTGGAGGATGTCGTGCTGCTCTATGACCTGCCTCACGAGCCACTTGTAGCCGTAGACTGTCGTCTGGTCGCACCTGCTCTCGATGATGAGCCAAAGAACGTCCACGTTATACTTCGGGACCTTGTGCTCAATCCAATCGACGACGCCCGTCTCCTTATCTTTTCGTGGCTCCTTCACCGTGTAGTGGCTCGTTGCCTCCGTCACCAAGAACTCTCCCTTGCCCTTCCAGTTATCGAGCTCGATGGTCTGCTCGCTCAAAGGTTCATCCCCACCACCCGCAGGCGGCGCACTCCTTGACCGTTGAGTGTTCCTTCGTTTCCTGGTCGGTCCTCGCGACGGTCTGCAAGTTGAGCTCTCCGCAACCAGGGCACCTGATGAGCCGTTCTCTTGATAGCTCGTTCAGGTGTCGTAGGTAGGCGGCGAGTTCGCTTCTCGCCCTGATGAACCCGCTCTGCTGTAGCTCGTTCTCCTGGGTCTGTGTCACCGCCATGTCCAGCGCGCGCCTAACTTCTTGTAGGCTCTCGTCGCTGAAAGCGATGTAGTGGATGGGGTCGCGCATCTCTACAATCTCCTTGCCTTGTGTCATCTGAATCACCCTGTTCTTATACCTTTCGGTAGCGTATCCTGTGGTACTTTCCGAGCACGAGTTCTTGCTCGAACAGGTCCGGGGCCCCGAAGAAAGCAGCGATTCTTGCCTTCTTCACCATGAACTCCTCGCAGAACGCTCTCCAATCGAGTCCGCTGTTGAACCCGAGGGCGAATCCTTCGTTGTGGTAGTCGAGCCTTCCGCCGTTGGCAACTATGCTTTTTACGACGCTCCAGAAGATGTCCTTGGACTCCTGGGGCACGCAAAGCATCTCGACCGGTTCGTCCGTGAGCACCGACATCTGACCTCGCTTTACGGGGGCCTGAGGCTGTCTAGATAACGAGCCTATCCTCGCCTCTGCGAGTGCCCGTTCTTCTCCTGGCGTCCTTCTCTGTCCCTCAAGAACGTTCGTTAGAAGGTGCTTCTTCCGGTCCGCCTCTGTGCGCTGTTCCTGCGGCTTCGCCTCCCGGGGTTTCTCCCTGGGTGGCTTCTTGCTCCATCCCATCTCGCAGGCGTGCACTAGTATGGCGTGGTGGCTCCTGCCGAGCTTGCGCGCGAGCGCCTTCGCCCATCCTCTCTTTATGGCGCCGTCTGACTGCCTCGGTGCCTTCGCGTAGTGCTGTCTCCCGACCTCGTTCTCCTCCGCGGACCAATTGGCTCTCTCTCTCTCGCCCCTTCTCGGAACGTAGGGCTTCTTCGGCGGTGGTGGCGGTGTCGTCATCTTGTCCATGCCGAGCAATGCTCGTATCTCCTCCGGAGTCCCTTCTACCTCTACTCCGTTGATGGTCGCTCTCATAGGTCCTCCAAAGGCGGCTCCTCTCTCAACCCTACAACCCGACTGATGCAGTTCAAGGTTCCCCGCAGTCGTTCTTGTTCTTCCTTCGGCGGGTCGCCAAAGCAACGCTTCCAGTTCTCGCTCATCGTTTCTCCTCCAATAGCTTGCGCAGGTCTATCCCGCCGCAAAGGTGCTGTACCCAATGGTCGTTACAGACGCCCATGCCGTCGAACTTGAACCTCGCGTCTAGTCGACAATAGGGGACGCCGCACTTGTGGCTCGCCTTCGGTGTCATAGTCGTGCACGCTCCGCGATTCTCCGCCTCCTCTCTGTGTGGTCGCAGTGCTTCTTCTCCCGAGAAAAAGAAGGGCGTAAGCTCATTCCGCCTCCTCCTCTCCGCCGACCAATACCGCCGTCAAGAGGTTCGCGCTCTTGTTAAGCAACGACTCCCTAGTGACGGGCTTGAGGTCGGGGGCGTGGCTCGCCATCGCCGTCACCGTGTTGTAGAGGTCCCACAACGTCTCTCCCTTCTCCCTCGCGTACTCCTCCAATACGCGCTCGGCCATGCGCTTCCCGATGTGCCGCTTCACGAACTTCTCCGCCAACTCCTGCTCCAAGTAGGTGAGCTGCGCGTCCTTTATCATCTTGCTCAACGGGTTCTTGAGCAAGAGGAACCCCTCGACGAGGTACTGGACCTCGAGGAGCTTGTGCGTCGTGTTCCCGCTGTGCACGATACTCATGCGCTTCGAGAACAACTCCTGCACCTTCACCCGTTCCTCGACGGTGAAATACTTCTCGCTCATCAACGGAACCCGCATGATGCTCCCGTTCTGACAGGAGAGCCGATATCCCCAAACAGTCACGTGCTCTCGCTCAACGATAACCGCGGAGTGCTGGACCCGTATCGAGCGCATCCCGAAGCTGATGGCGTGTCCTCCGTCGTGCGCTGTGCTCGCCCTGAACCCGAACCGTACTCCATCTGCGGCTTCCCCAACGGTAATGCCGAGCCATGCCTTCGCTGGCGTAGCAAAGATGTTGAACCGGTAGTCGGTCACTCCGCTCAACGTCAGTCCCTCGATGATGGGGCTGAATGCGTCCTTGCTCTGCACCAGCTTGTAGTGCTGGCTCACGGTCCCGACGTGTTGGTCCATACAGAACACTGCCTTGTCGGTCAGCCGGGTGAATTGGTCCTGGTTGTCTCCTCTCGCTGCGATGATGGGGCACAATTCTGCCGTCGGCAGCGCTTCGAGCGCCTGTCGTATCTCGTCTGCCGGTCTGTCACCGAATACGTTGATGGATTCCTTCATGTGTTCGCCTCCTTTCCTTTTGCTCGTTCTAGCAGCTTGTCCCTGAGCGAGGTCCACTCCTTCCTCGTGGTGTTGTTGTAGTATCCCTGGCTCAATGCGCCCACTAACTCCCTGAACTCCTGCTCCGTCACCTCGAACGTCACCAAGGATTCTTCGTTCATCCTCTCACTTCCCAAAGCAATCGGTTCTTCTGTATGCTAATCCAGAAGTAGCAACCGCGCGCCGTCAAGTGCTTCATCAGGAGTCCCACTGCGTCGCCACTCGTGATGTAGAACCGAAGCCCGTCGTTGCCCTTATAGGACGGCTTCGGGATGTCGCTTATCCTCGTCGAGACAATCACCCCTCCAGCTTCGTACGTCACCGTGCTCCTTTCCTGGAGTTCATTCGCTAGGCAGTCGAGCATCAACCGGCCTATCTCCTTGATGTCTCTCAGTTCCATTGTCTTCGCCTCCTTGATGATGACGTAGTCTACTCCTTCGAGGTAGCCGTCCTCCTCCATCTTCTCTCTCACGGTGTCCGAGCTGTCCGCTGTCTTGATGACCTCGTCGTATATTTCGATGGTTGTCATCGGAGCACCTCGTTCTCGTGGCCGCGCTTCGTCTTGAAGCTGCAACCGTCGAAAGAAAAGAAGTCCGCGACTGTGTGCGGAAACGTCTTCACTGGTGGGTATCTCATCTTGTCGCCCGGAACGAGAGAATGCGTCGCAATCCTCATCGCCATCTCGTCCACTCCGTTCAACTTTCCTGTGCTGCCAATGTACTTAATCTCGTCTGTCATTGTTTCGCCTCCTTGTGGCTCTTGCGCCCGTGGGCGCTCTCTGCTCGCAAATGTGAACAAAAAAAAAAAGAATTTGTGGTCGCCTGTGCTCGCTGTGTCGCGCGTCGCCGCGCGCTCTAGGCTCTCGAATCGCAACCCTTGGTTTCCCTCTTTCCTCAGGGGTTGCGCCCCGGCCCTCGCTGACGCGAGTGTTGGTGTGTCCTGCTCCGATTGCGGGGTCCCTTGGGCTCGCCCCCCCGCTTTTCGCCCCGGTGGTCAGCCTGGGACGCGCCCGGTCAAGGGCGTCGGGTTGCACTGCCTCGGAACCTCCAGGTCCGGGTGCCGGTGCATGTGTTGTGGTCTAAGGGGGATAGCCGTCTATATATATTCTTCTTTAATTTTGATGGTTTTTAGGGCTTGTGGGGCTCGTTATCGAGGGGAAGAAGGGTTCACGTCGGGAGAAATGACGGCGTTTATTGCGGATTTATCGCTTCTTTGACCGTCTGAAACCCCCAAAAACAGGGTTTTAACGGGTTCCAATGTTGAGAAAATGCTATTTAAGAACGACCTCGAGAGAAGGCCCTGAACGCCAAAACCCTCCCATGAGGGGGTTTCTTCCCCTAGGGGTGCCGGTTCCTATTCTTGGCCCTGTTTGGCGCCCTGGTCGGGCTCCTGGCGCTCGGTCTGCCGGCGCTCCGTGAACAGCAACCCGCACTCCCGGCAGTCGCTCCGCCGCTCGTTGTTCATGGTCCCGCACTGTCCGCAGCGCTTCCAAACCGTGAAGCTCGTCTCGAAATCGCTCATCGCCCCGTCTCCAAAATCTCCTTCTGCGTCCGTAGTTGGTCCCGCACGAAAATATACTCCTGCAACTTCCCCGCGTGGAAGCGCGCCATCTCCGTGTACCACGTCTCGTCGGTCAGGATGTAACGCTGCAAGAGCAGAGCGACCACGTTGCTCGGGGTCGTGCCTGCCTTCCGCGCCCGCTCCTCCAGAGCTTCGAGCAACCACTTCTCGATGCTCACGGTGGCCTGTGCCTTCTGGTGTGCGTCCTTTTCCTTGTCTGCCTCCTTCATGCTGCGCCTCCACTTCACTTTTATTTAAGTTGGTCCGTTCACCGTCGACAAGTGCCTCTACTCACTTTTTTTTCACTTTCTTTTTTTGGCTCGCTATTACGTTCCAACTCGTTGTTTTTATACTCCCCCGGTGTTGCGCGCCGTTCGTGCGGCGCGCGGGGTGCCCGGCTCTCGGTCCGGGCCAACTTAACTTTAAGTTAAGTGGGGGGGATACGTCCGCAGGCATATTTAAATTCTTCCCTACCATTGACGCAAAAAGAGCAGCGTTTCTTGTGCCGGCGTTGCGCTGCCAAGGAAAAGACGAGGAGGAACCGAAGTGTTGGGGGGTTGTGAAAAGTTCCTGCTCCCTCGCGGAGAATCCACTGGCAGCACAACGCTCGGCCTCACACAATCTATGTGAGCCTGATGGACCAGTAACTCACCCCTTCAAGCTGTGCCGGCGTCAAGCCGTTCAGGTAATCGTAGCTCAGCCAAGCTCGTCCCTTGTCTCTCCAGTTCGGTCCCCAACTGTTGAGAATCCTGAACGCCTGCCGTTCGTCATCGTAACCAATGAATTGCACCGCGTGGTATCCTTCTACTTCTCCTTCCCCCTTCGGGATGATGCCTTGTCCTTGCCGGAAATTCTCGAAGACCGGGATGCTCGCGATGACCGGGTGCCCCAGGAAGATTTCTTGCTTGACCGTCTGCAACTCCCAAAGCCGGTGGTAGCTCGCAATCCTGAACCACCGCTCGAAACTCTTTGCGAGCGCCGTCGGTTGCTCGTTGAACTTCTCGACGTCGTAAGGACAAAGTTTTTCTGGAGCGATGCCGTTGTTCTTCGCAATCTTGAGCGCGTCCCTGGGATAACAACCGACGTCCTTCGGAAAGAAGTTCCCCTGTTGGCGGGCGTCGAGGTAAACTTGTAGTTCGCTCCCGTTGTATTCTGCTTCCACTGTCCTTCTGAGTTCGAGCTCGTAGGCGCCGATGAGCGCGTACGCCACGCAACTGTTGAGTGGTCCCTGGTCCCTCGGCGGGCTCGCGTAATCTTCGAGTGAGGAATCCCTAGGAACCTCCACAATTCCTGGTAGCTTCGCGTAGAGCCCGTCTCTCTCGTCCTTCTGTTCGGGCTGCGCGCCGAGTCCTCTCGTCGTTTTTTTTCCGAAGTTGTGCCTCGCCCGGTGCTGGTGAAACCTGAACAGTCGTATGAGCCATCGCTTCAAGGTCATGCCGTCACCTCGTCGTCAAAGAAGCTGTTGATGCCCATGCGCCCCTGTGCCGCGGCAACGCCGAATCCGCTCGTGAGCAGGCTCACGTAGTCGAGCACGCTGCTCGGCGTCAGGTTGTAACCCGCGAGGAACCCGGCGATGATTGACGGGATGACTGTTATCGCTGCCTTGCTCCAACTGAACTTTTCCTTCTGTGGTGTCGCCTTGGTCGCGTTGTACGCCTGGACGAATCCCCAAACGTCGAAGCATAGTGCTCCGAGTCCTACCAACGCTCCTGTAATGATGTTCTCGTTCATGGTGTCCTCCTCATTTGACTCTCATCACCCAAACTACCTGATAGTAGCTCGGGAGTCCGCTTGATGAACTCGTCTGCTCTGGACTTGAAGGCGCTCCGGCGATATAATCTCCGATGCCCGCTCCCCGGTTGCTCTGGTATCGCACCGTCTCGTCGTGAAGGTGGCTGTCTGCTCCTCCCGTCGTTCCGCTCGCGGTGGCTCCTCTCAAGAAGTATTGCGTTCCTCCTCCGCTCGCATTCAGATTGGGTATGGTATCGCCGTTGAGCGGGCTCGCGGCGTCAGAGAGAACCTGCCCGTTGCACTCCACCCAACGGCTGCTGAGCGCTGGAACGCCTGTCAGTGTCTTCGCCCAGGCGAATATTGCCCCGATTGGAAACGCGAGTGTGAAGTTATCGTTCCACATGTGGTCGTACTGCGCGTCTCCGTCAGCGAACGTGCTCCACGCGGCGACCATTCACTTCACCCGCATAATCCAGACGACCTGGTAGTAGCTCGGCAAGCTGCTCGCCGTCGCGGTTTGCGTGGGGCTGCTCGCCGCTTTGAGGATGTAGTCTCCGCCGCCCGTTCCTGCGTTGCTCTGGTATCGCGCGTTCTCATCGTGTAGGTGCGTGTCTGCCCCGCCCGTGCCTCCGCTCGCCGTGGCCCCTCGAAGGAAGTATTGTGTTCCTCCACCGTTCGCGTTCAGGTTCGGAATCGTCTGCCCGTTCAACGGGCTCGCGGCGTCGCTCAATACCTGTCCGTTGCACTCCACCCACCTGTCGCTTAACGCGGGAACTCCTGTAAGGGTCTTCGCCCAACCGGCGATGGTTCCTATAGGAACGACGAGCACGAAGTCGTTGTTCAGGTCTGCGGCGTGCGGTTCGTTCCCTGCTCCGTCAACAAATGTCGCCCAAGTTGCTGCCATATCAAGTCACCTTGTCCTTCTCTACGAAGATAATCTGTACGCTCGTCGTCTTCGCAATTCCGGTGAAGACCGTTCTGCTGCAAAGCAATGGCGTCCCGTCGTTGTTCTTGAGTCCGAACTCTGTAATCGTCGGGCTGCCGCTGTTGCACTCCGTCGTCAGAATGAGAGCCCGGATAGTCACTTGTAGGTTGGTGTCGTCGAACAACGGGTAAGTGTTCACTATCGCCTTCGTGTCTGCTCCGCCAATCTGTATGAGAGAAGCGAGCGACGTGTCCGCTTCTGTTGGGGTCGTCGTCCCTGTCCCGACACTGAACCAGTTCGGTGCCGTGAGCGTTGGGCTCGCCTCGAACGAGCGGTGCAGTACCACTTTCCTTCCTCTGTCCGTAAAAACTTGTCCGTTCGCCATGGGTATCTCCTAGTGATAAGCGTAAAGATATACGCTCGTTATCGTAATCGGGCTACCGATTGTCCCGATGATTTTCCAACGAAGGTCCGTTCCGGTATTAGTGAACGCCATCGTCCCAGGGTTGGAAGAAGAACCAATTATTTGCTGCGCCTTCTTCCAGTTCGCCCCTCCGTTGGCAGAGAAGTAAAGGTCTGCCCAACCACCGCTCAACATAGGAACGATATATGATACCGTCGTAATTGTGCCGTTGTTAAGGTCAACGCTCGAGCTCTGCCCCTGTGTCCCGACAGTGAGTTCAAGGTTCGTCGTCGCGGTATTCCAGGTTCCCGTCGTGTTACCGGCGTCCTTGAAGTCGTTGTCAATGAACTGCTCGTCGTAAATGTTCTCGTACTGGAGTATCCGGCTGTTCGTCTCTACGCCGAATCCCGCGTCGCCAAGAGCGTTCGTTCCGAGAACTCCGTAGTTGGGATTCCCAAGAACGAAGACGTTCGTTCCGCTCAACGTCTGCGTGATGGCCTTAAAGTATCTCGGCTTGACCTGTATCGGGCTCGTGGCTGTGTTGTTCACGTTCACGACCTGCGCGAGGATGTCCTGGTTTGAGAACTCAGTCTCCTCCTGTCGCTTTATCTTCTCCATGATGTTCGCCTGGAAGTCCGCGAGCCGCCAAAAGGAATCCCCGACATCGATTTCTTCGCTGTCACCAGGATAACGGATACGATGCTTGTTGATGAGAAGAACACTATCAACTGTCGGGAGGCTCTGCGCGTCCAACACGCGCACCTTCTGTCCGACGCCTAGTGATAGAGTGCTCGAGCTCTTGACCTTCAGCGTCGTCATCGTGAACGGCGTGCTGTAACGCGCGAGCCAGTTATTCCCTCGTAGCTCTGCATCGTCAACTCCTCGGACGTCTTTGAGCGTGATGGTCTTCTTGAACCTGCCATAGGTGTCGATGCTCGACCGGTTGTAGAGGTTGATAGGAATAGGAACTGCTGCGCTGTATCGAATCTCGAAGTAGTGGTTGGTCGTGAACGAGGTGTAAGGAAAGATTTTCTTTTGGCTCTTGTCAACCCAATAGTAGTATGAAGAAGTGCTGCCCGGAACTCCGCCGGCCCGGAGCGTCGTGGGCGGGTTGCTCGCATCGCCATAGACCTTTACACTGATTGGCTCGTAAGCGATGGCGATGCTTGAGTTCGTATAACCGCTCGTGGTTCCAATCCTTCCCGTCTCTGTCGTCTCTATCTCCTGGAACGCTCCTACAAACGTGACATCGTTCGCCATCTGCGTCGTGTCGTGCTGCCACTTCGGCACAGAGAGAACGTTGCTTCCGACGGTGAGCGTGTTCGCGTTCGTCGTGAATCCCTTCGGCTCGAAATAGACCTTGTCCGTGTCGGCTCGGTAGTAGAACTGCCAATCGAGCACGTCAGCGAGTGCCTTGCATCGCTCGAAGATGTCGGCGTGGTTGCACAAGAACTTCTGCAAGATGTAGACAGTACCGCTGTCCTGGATGGTCCCTGCGTCGGCGTTGAGTCCGCCGTAGGTAGTAACGAGGTCGAGGAATATGTTACTGATGACCCCGCTCGTCGCTCCGCTGCTCTCGTATGCTGTCGTGACTTCTCTGCGCACGAGGTCCCATAGCTTGTCGGGGGCGGTCACCGCAACGGTACCGCCTTCTATCTCGAATCGTTCTATGAAACCGTCAAAGAATTTCTCGTCGGTAGAGGTCACGAACCCTCTCCATGCCTCGACCTGCAACCCGGTTGAGAGGGTAACGACGTTGCTTATCTTCCTGTTGAACTTGATGCTGAGTTCTCCGATGCTGTCACCGAACGTCCTCTCGTACTCGTAGCTCATCAGGTAAGAAGAAACGTCCACCCCGTTCACTTCAATCTTTGTGAGCACCATCAGGTACTCCCCTCCTGCATGACAATCGTGTACTCTACCTTGTTCACCCCTCCTTCCTCGCAAGTCCAAGTCACGCTCGTAACCAATACCTCGTAGCTGACTCCGCTCTTGTCGCTGTGGAATGTCTTCGTCGCTGTCTGCGCGCCGTTCACGAGGGCGTCGAGAGCAGCGACGAACGTACTGATGGTGCCGTCTGTTGAAGCATAGATTCCGCTTACCGTAATGGTCCTGGTCGCTCCGAAGATGTCGAGTTGGATTGCATTCGCGCTGTCGCTGCCCGGCATAGCCGTAAAAAACAGGTTGGCGTCTTTCACGCTCTCCTCCTTGTTAACAGTCCCCATGCTCGATAGCCCGTCAAGCGTGTACGTCATTTCTTCTCCTCCGCTCTCCACTCCTTGAGCTCGTTGAGCAACAGCATGAGGAGCTTGTTCGTCGCGTCAACCTTCCGTATGAGCTCCCTCTCGTGGTTGTCAGACATAGCTATTGTACCTCCTGTTCGCCTTGAACAGTTCTTGCTCAATCGCTCGCACCAAGGTCTTGATGTCGTTCTGTCCCGTCAGCGTTGGTCGGTCAATGGTGATGTTCACCGTCATGCCGCCGCCCATACCCTTCGGGTTCTTGGTCCCGATGATGAAGTCGCTCGGGTCGGTATGCAGCGTTCCCTGTGGTGTGATGATGAAATCTTTCACGCTCTTTGAACCTGGGTTGCTCCAAGGGTTCGGGCTGCTGTGGTCCTCGTTCTTGCTCTCTCCCTTGAACAATCCCTTGATGAAACTCCAGACGTTGCTCGCGTCTATCGTTCCCTTAAAGAGTCCCTTGAACCAATCCCATACCTGGCTCGCAACGTTCACGACCCCGGAGAATTTGCTCTTTATGAAATCCCAAACGTCTGATAGCAATCTGACTGTTCCGACGAAGAACGTCTTTATCCAAGTCCAGACGTCCTTCGAGACGTCGATGACCCCGACAAAGAACGCCTTGATATACCCCCAAATGCTCTTTGCGAAGTCCCCAACTGCTGCCGCGGCGTCTGAAAAGAACGCCGGCAGGGTCTTCGTGAAAAACTCCGGAAGCGTCGTCGTAAAGAAGACGCTGATGCTCGCTCCTGCCGCCTTGAAGAAGTCGGGCAAGGTCTTCGTGAAAAACTCCGGAAGCGTCACATAGATGAAGTTGACTACCGCTCTCCTGACCGCGTCCATGTCAATCCCGAAGATGCTCAATAGCTTGTCGGCCCAGGAAGTCGCTATCGTCCAAAGGTTCTGCAATCCCTTGAGCGCGTTCGGCAGCATATTCCCGATTGCTGCGCCGATAGCCATGCCGATTGCCGCTCCAACGGGTCCGGCAACGAGCGCTCCGGCAGTCGCGCCAATCCCTCCTCCTACGAGCGCGCCTGTCTTCTCTGCGTCGGTCCCGGGGATGAGTTCCTTTGACATTCCCTTCGCCAATTCCCCGAGGGACATTAACACTGGCTTGAGAATAGGAATGAGCGGCATGAACAAGAGCATCAAGATTATCTTGAGAATCTTCATTATTCCCGTGATGATGGGCATGTCCTTGAGCGCGTCAGCGATGAGCTGTATGAGAGCGACAACACCGCCCGCGGCGAGTCCTGCCGCGACGCCCGATGATATTGCTCCGCTCCCGATACCTGTGCTCTCCGCTCCCTTCGCTGCTCCTCCGATGCCGAGCCCTGAGACTGCCTTTCGCAAGCCATCAGCTACCTCCTCGCTGAAACTCTTTGCCGAGCGCTTCAGGTCTGCGTTTGAACCTTCCAGCTTGACCTTGAACACAATCTCTTCAGCCATGCTCTTTTACCTCATTCACCTTCTGATGCCACAATGGAAGGAGGCACAGCATCGCGTCGAGCAATCGGGCCTCTACATTCTTCGTCTCCTCGGGCGTCCAATGGAAGTAATACGCCGCGAGGAAGTACACGAAGTCCCGGTCTAGCTCGGGGTCTGCGATGTGCATTCCTTCAACTTTCTTTTTCAGCTTCCATCTTTTTTTTTTGAGAGGTTGTTGAGCTTCGTGAACTGCGCGAACAACTCCTCTCCTATCTCCATAGGCAACTCCTTGATGTGCGTGATGTCCAATGGGTAACCGACGCCGATTGCCTTGAACGTTCCTCCCTGTTCTGGTTGGTATGTCGTCCTGACGAGTTCCGAACTCACGATGCTCTTGAGAAGCGAAATCTCTTTCATGTTCTGGACGCTCACGTTCACGATGGGTTCAGAGCCATACACCTTGATGTCTGCGCTCTCCTGCTCGAGTTGGTTTCTCTCTCCGTAGTTGAGTCGCTTCATCACGACTTTCCCATCGAAGTCGACTCGTTCCTCTCCCTCTCCTTCCGTGTAATGGAACAATATTTCTTTTTGCATGAAGTTCCCCCCGCCGAGCGTTTAAGGCACGGCCACGTCTGTTGCGGTGTTGTTCGTGACGACGATGCTCGTGCAGCTCAGTGCCCAACCGCCAACGTCTTCCTTCGTGACTTCGTTCACGTCGAAAGGAAGCGTGTGCGTGTCGAGGAACAGGTTCGCGAAAGTCACGACGACCTTCCTACTCGCGGTTGTTGCTCCGCCGTTGTCGAACGTGAGGATGCAAGCCACTCCTGCCGGGTTGAGCGAAGCAAGGTCGGTAGCTGCTACGGGAAGTGACTTCCCGTAGAACTTCTCCAAGAGAAGTGTCACGTCGCTGAACATGACGGTCATCTTGAGGTCGTATGTCCTGCTCTTCGGAACGCTCGCCGTGCTGTACCTGCTTCCTAGTCCCCAAACCATTTCTAGGTTGTGGTTGATGGTGAGCTCGACGCTCTGGACGTAACCGACGGTTGTTCCCGCGACGCTCAGCGTCCCGTTCGCGAAATGCAACGGTTCTTCTCCCGCTGCAACGACGCTGCCGATGCCGGTGGTCGCCATCGTCTCTGTCCTGTATGGGCATTCCAGCCTGACCTTCGCAATCTCTCCTACCGCCGCGCTGATGGTCGCGCTCGCCACCTTGCAACCGATGAGCGCTGCGACGCTATCGTTCGTCCCTAGCTCTTGCGCTGCCGCGATACTGAAGCTCAGGAGCGTGTTGCTCTCCGCAAAACTGTGCGTGTAAGGGCCTCCTCCTGCGTCCGTGGGAAGTGCCCCCATGACCCCTCTGAACCAACTACTGTTGGCTGAGAGGTCGAACTCAACTGTCGCTGTTCCCTCGAACTTCTTTGCCACGTTCGCTGTCGCATTCCTGCTGCCGAGCGAGTGGACCCGCTCCATGTTGTTCTTCCGCACGACACTAATCTTCATGCCGTGCCCGAAGTTCTTCGGAAACGATGCCGCGACGGTTCCTTCTGACGCCTCGAAACCGTAATTCACGTATCCGAGTGCGCCGCTACCTACGCTCTGTGCCATGGTGTCCTCCAGTCTTTCATTCCAAGTTGAACGGGCTGCGCAGGTCGATGTTTCGCTGCACAATCTTGTCGTTCATCATTGGTGTCTTCAACAATGGGCCGGTTCCTGCAACGGTGATGAACCTCAAGTAGTAGAGGTCCTTCTTGTGTGCCATGACGGCTTCCTTGATGAGCTTGATGATTCCCTCGACAGTCCGTTCGCTCGCCGCATATGCCGCAGCGGTATAGATGACTTCTGTGAGCCCATTCGTCGCTCCCAGGCTTATCTCTTTGGTCGAAGAACTGATTGTCTCTACCGCCACTACCGGGTAGCTCGCGAGCGTCCGGTCAGGCCGGGGGTAGTCAGGGAATATCCTGTCTGTCCCGTAATCGTATGTGATGATGTACTCGCCGGTCTGGTTGGCGTTGAATGTGATGAGGCAGTCCTGTGTCGCTCCAGCGTTGTGCGTGTATTCTACCGTGTAGTCGTAACCGAAGCTCTTGCTGATGGTTGCGACGGTGATGCTCCTGACATTCCTAACGTTCACCCTGCTGATGGTGACTGTTGAGTAGCCGGGTGCCGGGGTCGCCCGCTGCGTGGTCGTCGTGACGTCTCTCACCGTCGTTGAAAGAACGTCCTGGTTTCTTAGGAAGACAATCAGTTCCTGCTTCGCAACCCAAAGGTCGAACGTCAAGCTGTCACCCCGTGGCGCTTGATATTTTCCCTGATGATGTCGCGCAACTGCAAGTAGATGACCGGCCTCACAAAAGGATAGGGCTGCGTGCCGTGCAGCTGTATGAACTTTGCGAGGGCGAAGTTCTCGTCGTTCGTCAAGAAGTTTAAGAACCTGTCTCCTGAGCGGTAGACGGGCATCTTCCTGTCGGGCTTCGCTGGAAAACTCACAGTCTCTCCTCCAACGGTGCTCTGCTTTCCTTCGAGCCTTCCCGGGGTGCCGTACTCGACGTAGCGCCAGTGGTCGGGCGCCCAAAACTCTATGGTGTCGCCAACCACCCGGTAACTGATTCCTGTTGAGAGGTCGCCGGTCTTGAAGTGCTTGCCAAGAGAAAGAACGAGAGCGTTCACTGTGTCGTTCCCGATGCCCTCCAATAACACTCTTGGTAGTTCCATGATTGGCGCCTGCCGTTCATTTTTCCCGCTTGGGAATCAGTCTCCTGTGCTCGTCCTGAACACTTCGCACGCGACGTAGAGCAGTTCTGCGTTGTTCGCTCCGCCGTACCGTGTGGTGGTGTCAGTAATTCTGAACGTGATGTTTCCGACGACGAATGTGTCGTCCTTCTTTGGCCTGGGGCTCACCTCTGGAGGAACGATGACGTAACCGTTGTCGTATTCGTACTTCCCTTGCTTCTCCTGTGCCCAACCATGCATCTGGTTGAAGTAGGCTGCCCTGATGGTCTGCGCTGTTCCCGCCACGAGCGTCTCGCTGCCCGTCACGTTGTCTGTCGTGAGCGTGTACGGGGTGAACGTGACCGTTCGTAGGAACTTTGCTAGTACCGCCTCCGTGAAGCTCTTGGGAACGAATCCCAGGGTCATGTCCTCACTTCCCCACAATTGCCGCCTGTAGCCTCGTCTGGTTGATGCCGTTCGTGCATACCTGGAACTTGACGTAGAGGGGCGTCGTGTCTGTGAGCGCGCTGCTCGTCGCGTTGTTGATGGTCTGCAGTGCGATGAGTGTGTTCCATAGGCTGCCGTCGATGCTCGTGTATGCCGTGACCGTGGAGTTCCCGTTCGTCCCTGACTCCCAAATGCTCAGTGCGGTGTAGGTCTTGACGCTGATGGCGCTCGTGTTCACGCACTTGCCAGGAACAACGTTCAGCCCTGGAAGCGCTCCGTAATTGCTGATGCCTCCAGGATAGAGGTCAGCAAGGGTCGCGTTCGTCCCGTCGCTGATGGTCGAGATGACC